ATTTTTAATGGTCAACAAATATGGAATGAAGCAGATCAAGAAAGAAAAGATTTAGAAGCTGAATTAATTAATACTTGGGGTCTTTTGGATTCAGACATTATTGGTCCTGGATGATTTAGATATTTTTATATGGGTTTGTTAGCAAAAAATATTATTCCTGCGGCCTATTTTAGATATTTTTAGACTAAATACTCCTATAGAACATTTTTATAGGAGTAGCAAATTTGGAAAAATATGGATTTGTATATATTTGGCACGATAGAAAACATAAAAGATATTATATAGGATGTCATTGGGGAACAGAAGATGATGGATATATCTGTTCTTCTAAATGGATGAAAGATTCATATAAAAGAAGACCACAAGATTTTTTAAAATTTAATGGTCAGTTAAATAGAAAAATTTTATCAAGGATTTATACTAATAAACAAGATTTGTTAGAAGAAGAATATAAATGGCTTTCTATGATCAAAAAAGAAGAATTAAAAATTAAATATTATAATATTCATAATCATAAATTTAATCATTGGACAAATATTAATGAGATTAATAGATTACCTATAAAAGAAAAAATATCAATAAAGGTAAAGGAACATTATAAAAACAATCCTGACAAATTAAAAGAAATGCGAGAAAGAGAAAAAAATTCTGCTAAAGATCCAGAGAGAAATGAAAAAATTTCTATTAAAACTAAAGAAGCAATGCAAAGACCTGAAGTTCGTAAAAAACATTTAAAAGGAATTGAATCAAGAGATCAATCTTTTATGGAAGGCGAAGCTTTTAAAAATTCTCGTCAAGGTGGAAAAAAGAATAAAGGACGAAAGCATACAGGACAAGCATTAGAAAATATTCAACAAGCTGCTAAAAATAAGATTATTTCAGAAGAAACTAAAGAAGTTTGGAAACAAAATGGAATTGAGTTAGGCAAAAATGTATGTTCTAAAAAAGAAGTTTGTTCAAAATGTGGTTTTGAAGGAACTCCCTTAAATATAGGAAGATATCATAATGAAAAATGTAGAATGATAGATTGGATATCTATTAAGAGTGATTTCATAGAACGGAAAATATCAATACGTAAAATTGCATTAAAATACAATATTGATCATAAAACAATTATTAATAAAGCAACAAAAGAAAATTGGAATTGATAAATGCAATTACACAACAAAGTGAATTTTTTCTTCAATAATTATAAAAATAGTCAAGAACAACTTCTATTAGATAGTCTAATATCAGAATCTATTTCAATAGCAGGTGAGGCAATGTATTATTGCCCTAGAAAACTTAATAATTTTAACCCTTTGTATACAGAAGATACTACATCTTCATATGAACAAGCATTTTTAGTTCCTATATATATTGAAAATGTTATGGGATTTAAGGGAGATGGTGAATTTGTTGGAAAATTTGGCATAGAAATCAGAGATAGAATTGTTCTTTCAATTTCTCAGTCAGTTTTTTCATTAGAAATCGGTTCTGTAATAAATATTCCACGTCCAAATGAAGGAGATTTAATATACTTTCCCCTTAATAATAAATGTTTTCAAATTAAGTATGTTGAAAAGTTTGAAATGTTTTATGCTCTTGGTGCCCTTTATGTATGGAAAATGGAATGTGAGTTATTTGAATATTCTTCAGAAATATTAAAAACAGGAATTCCTGATATAGATACTCTTCAAACACAATTTGATTTAAATGTTGTTGATTGGGCAATAAGAACAGAAGATGGCGTTCCAATTTTAGATGAAACTCATAAATATGTTTGTGTAGAAGGTTCTGCTGTTTGGCAAAAAGATGAACTTGATGCATCCTTAACATTAGAACAAGAAGCTAATAAAATTATAGACTTCAGCATTTTAGATCCTTTTTCAGAAGGATATATAGGAATTAATTATAGTCAATCAGGATTATATGTAATAACAAGAAAACAAGAGACAATTGTTTGTGGAGAAGGTGATATTATCATTTATGCTTCATAAATATAAATATAAGAAATAACATAAAGGAGATATAAATTGACAGTAAAAACATTGACTCTTTCAGATGGTCGCACACTTCGTTTTGGTAGAAAACAGCCTGTTATAAGATATCCAATACTTTCTCTTGGAAATTATCTATTAGCTAACACACTTCCTCCCATTCCTGCATCTATAGATTATTCTACAGGATGTGCTACTGCTCTAACTGAAATGTATAATAATGATACACTTGGAGATTGTGTAATTGCTTGTGTTGAACATTGTGAAGGTGTGTTAACCGGAGATGCTTCAGATAATAATACAACTACAAATTCTTCACCATTATTATTTACCTCTAATCAAACCATTTCTTTCTATTCAGCAGCATGCGGTTATGTTCCTGGTAATTCTGGAACCGATCAGGGATGTGATATTCAGACTGTTCTTCATTATTGGGAAAATAATGGTTCACCAAAAGACTCTAATCATAAAATAGTTGGAATATTGGCAGTTGATCCTGCTAATACAGTAGAATGTCAAACTGCAGTTTGGTTATTTGAAAATCTTATCTTTGGAGTTGACATGCCAGATGCTTGGGTTAATCCAGAGCCTAGAAGTAGTGGGTTTGTTTGGGATGTTGCAGGAAATCCTGATAATCAAAATGGACATTGTTTTTTAGGTCTTGGTTATGATGCTAGTGGTGTAAAAATTTCAACTTGGGGGATGACAGGAACTGTTACATATCCTGCAATTGCCAAATATGCAGCAAGTAATGTTTATGGTGAACTTTATGTTGTAATCTCTCAAGATCAATTAAACTCAGCATCTCAGCTTGCACCCAATGGTCTTAATTGGACACAATTAGTAGCAGATTTTCAAGCATTAGGTGGAACAGTAAGCAATACAACACCGAATACAACACCAAATCCTGTACCGAATACAACACCAAACACAACACCAAATCCTGTACCGAATACAACACCAAATACAACACCAAATACAACACCAAATACAACTCCAACACCAGTAAGCAATTCTATTGGCAGTATATTTTGGTTGAAGGACAACCTTCAACCAAAATATTTTGACGAGCTTGTAGAAGTATATAAAGCAGTCGAAGTTTATAATCCTGAAAATTTTTTAGTTTCTAGTGCTGGCTGGCTTAAAGTTAATCTATCTAATACAGCATGGAATGAACTTTATACTTCAATAACAGCATTATAAAAATATTTTTATATGGAAAGCAATTTAATCTATTTTTATTGCTTTCCATCCTTTTGAACCATATTTTTGTTTAATATTGCTTGAATTTAATTTATTTTCTCTACAAAATTTATTTAAATTTATAATAATAAATCCTTCATTTGAAGCGGAAGTAATTAACCAAGTTTTGGATTTTTTCTTTATGCTTTCCTTTGATTGAGGACCAAGTTTTTTACCTTTAAAAAGGAATAATATTATTTTTAACCAACAGTTTTATTTTGGTTTGATTAGTAAATATGTTTCATTAACTGGATGTCTTTTTGATGATATATATATATCAAGAATAAACAGTGAAACTAATGAAAATGAATCAATTAAGGTTCCGATAACATATGCTCCTAGGGATAAGATGTTATCAAGGATTTTAGAAGATCCTGCCATAACAAGACCAACTGCAATAGTATTACCTATTATTTCATTTGAATTAGTAACAATGAAATATGATGGTGATAGAAAATTGCATAGTGTTGGAAGAAATTCTGTTGTTATTGATCATTATGATTCTAAAAAATTAAAATATCAATATATGCCAGTTCCTTTTAATATTGAATTTAAAGTTTATATATATTCAAAAGCTATTGAAGATTCAAATAAAATTATTGAACAAATTTTGCCATTTTTTACACCAGATTGGACAACCAGTGTAAAATTAATACCAGAAATGGATATTACTCTTGATATTCCAATAATTCTTAATGATATATCATATAGTGATGATTATGAAAAAGCTTATCCAGAAAGAAGAGCCATTATTTGGACTTTAGATTTAATATTGAAAGGATATTTTTACGGTCCAGAAAAGAAAAGTACTATTATTCAATTTGCTAATGTTTCTGTTTATGCACCTAATATTCCGCTTATAGATGCTATTGGAAGTAGTGTAGTTGATGAATCAATTATTATCACTCCTGGACTTACTGCTAATGGAAAACCAACTTCAAATATAAGTCAGAGTATTCCATATAATCAAATATTTGTTAATTCACATTATGGATATTGCACAACATACATAGGATAATTAAATAGATATGATGGATGAAAATGATACAAAAAATCTTCCTATAATCATAGAAGATAAAAATACAATGATTGAGAATTTTATAACAGCCTCTCAAGAAGATTCTGCCATTAAAGATTTTGAAATAGCGCGTGCTAATATACTTGCAATGCTTAAAAGTGGAAGTCTTTCTGTTGAGAGACTTGCTGATTTGGCAGAGCGTAGTCAAAATACAAGAACATATGAAGTTTTATATAATTTTATTTCTTCTATGGTTCAAGCTAATAAAGAATTGTTAGAAATACAGAAGAAAATAAGAGAATTAAAAGATCCTAATATATCATCTAATATGAATGCAAAAACAATAAATCAAACAGCAATTTATTGTGGTTCTACAGCAGAATTACAAAAAGTTATTAAAACAATGAATTTAGAAAAGATAACTAATCAAGATATTATTAAAGATGAAAATAAAGTGAAAGAAGAAAACTTTGATAAGAATTCCGTATGATCAGATAAAATTCTTACCACATTTTAGAAGAAAATGTCCTACATGTGGTCATGTGATAAAAATCAGAGTATGTCCTATCTGTAAAAAAGAATTTAAATTAACAAGAATAGATAAATTATATTGTTGTCGTTTACATAAAAATATAGCTATTAATAGAAGAAATAAAGAAATAGCAATGGATGATAAGTGGGGTTTATAATAATAAATTGACAGTAAAAGAGACACAAGTACAAGAAAAGCCCAAAGATTTTATATTTGATCAAAAATTAAAAGGTTATCTTGGAGATATAAAATTAAAAAGAGCCAATCAAAATATAGACTGGACTCCTGAATTACTTCAAGAATATGTTAAATGTTCAGAAGATCCTATATATTTTGTTGAGAGATATATAAAAATTATTAACGTTAATAATGGATTACAAAAATTTCAGTTATATGAATATCAAAAAAATATGTTACGTTCTTTTCATGTTAACAGAAATACAATTGTTCTTGCTGCAAGACAATCTGGTAAAAGCATTTCGGTTTGTGCATATATTCTCTGGTATATTTTATTTAATGCAGAACAAACAGTAGCACTCTTAGCCAATGATGGAAAAGTTGCTCGTGAAATGTTAGGACGTATTCAATTTTCATACGAATATCTTCCAAAATGGTTACAACAAGGTATTCTTGAATGGAATAAAGGTTCTCTTGAATTAGAAAATAATTCTCGTGTAATTGCTGCTGCAACTACTAAAAAAAGTGTCAGAGGATTTGCTATTAATCTTCTTTATATTGATGAAACAGCATTTATTGAAAACTGGGAAGAATTCTCTGCTTCTGTTATGCCTACTATTTCTTCTGGAAAACATTCCAAAATTATTCTTTCATCATGTGTAACGAAAGATACATATATTTTTACTTCTGATGGGCCAAAACAAATATCTGATTTAATCGATTTAACACAAATCGAACATCCTAATCTTGGATATGAAGTTTCTCCTTATAAAGTTCTTGGAAAAGATAAAATACATGATGGTAGTTTTATGGTTAATTCTGGAACAACAGAAACCTATAAAATAAAAACACAATCCACAGAAGTAGAATGTTCATATAAACATAAATTTTGGGTTTGCGATAAAAATGGTATTTATTCTTTTAAAAAAGCTAAAGATATTGAAGTAGATGAATGGATTGCTCTTCGGTATGGTATGAATTTGTGGGGTAACAACGATAATATTGAAGATCTACAGAAGAAAATTTTTAATAAAAAAATAGAAAATTTTTTTATAGTACCAGATAAGATTGATATTGATTTAGCATATTTTTTTGGTCTTTTTTTATCGGAAGGATATGCAGATAAAAAACGTGGTAGAATTGTTATTTCTTGTGGAGACGATATATCTTCATCTTTAACCAATCTTGGATTACGTTTTTGTAAATATGATAATGTCCATTATAATATATGTAGCCGTAGTTTTTTTAATTTTTTAGAAGGTTTTGGCTTTGATATTTCCAAAAAAGCAAAAGATAAAACAATTCCAAAAAGATTGTTTCAATGTTCTGAAACAGTGATTTGTGCTTTTCTTAGAGGGTTTTTTGATGGTGATGGTTGTATATCTGGTGACAGAGGAAATATTTCTGTAGCTTCTTCTTCTGAAAAACTTATTAATCAAATAAGAATTTTATTATTAAATCTTGGTATTTTTACTCAAAAATATTATCGAAGAACAAAACCGACAAAAAAAGTTAAAGTAGAAAGCGATGTTTGGACTTTAGAAATTTGTGCTTATGAACAGCAAAAACTATATATGGAAAAAATTGGTTTTGGTTTAGAAAGAAAAAGAAATAAATTTAAAAAAAATAAACCTTACAAAGGTATTACTAAAGACTACATTCCTTTTGGTAGAAAACATTTTAAAACACCAAAAAATGGAGTACATAAAACTAATGAACATATTTCAAGAAAAGAGGCTTTATCTTTAGGAATACAACATGAGATTGTCGATAAAAATATTAAATGGGACACTGTAAAAAAAATAGATATTTCTGAAAATAAAGTCTATGATTTTACTTTACCGGATATTGAAGGTGATAAATGGTGTCATAGTATTATTTACAATGGAGCTGTAGGTTTCCAGACACCTTATGGGTTAAATCACTTTCATGCATTGTGGGTAAATGCAAGAATGGGAATTAATAACTATACACCAATTTCTGTTAATTGGAGACAGGTACCAGGAAGAGATGAAAGATGGAAAGAAGATACTCTTTCAACAATTAATCATGATATACAAAAATTTGAAGCTGAATATGAATGTGTTGATGGCTCAACAATAATAACATTAAGAGATAAAGATACTGGAGAAATCTTAAATATTCCTATAAATTCACTATTTTATAAATACTTATGAATGTAATTTTATAGGAATATTTAAATATGAGTAATAAGACAAGAAGAATTTGGATTAAAAAGTTTGGATTAGTTCCATATGATGAAAACAATATTAGTTATGAAATTCATCATATAGATGGAAATAATAAAAATGATAGTATAGAAAACTTAAAATGTGTTTCTATTGAAGAGCATTTTCAAATACATATGAAACAAGAAGATTGGGGAGCAGTTGCTTTAATTGGTTATAAAATAGGACTTGGTAGCAAATTTAAAAGCGATATTCAAAAAGGAATAAAAAGACCTGGAATTGGTGGAAGAAAAAAAGGAACTATGCCTATTAATAAAGGAAATACTCATTTTCATTCAATCGAGCAAAAATTTAAATGGTCGCAGTTGAGAAAAGGTAAAATCCATTCTATTAAAATAGATAAAAACATAATTAAAGAAATTTGGAAATTTTATAAAGATAGAACTATTGATATAGAAGATGTTGATAAGGTTGGAACTATTTTAAGAAATGGAAAAATGTTAACATATGAAAGAGCATTTGCTAAACATTTTTCAAAAATTTATGACATTTCTTCTGTATATATTTATAATTTAATAACAAAAGAAAATATTCGTATAGATGTATAAATTAAATAACAAATATGAAATTTTAACTCCATCTGGGTGGAAAAACTTTACTGGAATCCAAAAAGTAAGAAAAGTTGGACAAACTAGATTGCCTGACTATTGTGGTAATTTAATATGTTCTCCAAAACATCGTATATTGTATAATAATTCATTTATGTATGCAAAAGATTTAGTTGATTCTAAAACAATATATGATGAAGAATTTACATATTATGATTTATTGGATGTTGAAGAATATTTATATTATACTAATAAAATAATATCACATAACTGTGAGTTCATTGGTAGTACAAGCACATTAATTGCTGCATGGAAACTTAAAGAATTAGAAGTTTCATTTAAAACTCCATTAAATATTAAAGAAGGACTTTATCAATATGCATTACCAGAAAAAGATCATTTATATGGTATGGTTTGTGATGTATCCCGTGGAAAAGGAATAGATTATTCTTCATTTCAAATTGTAGATATAACATGTATGCCTTATACTCAAGTATGTGTATTTAGAAATAATACTCTTCCTCCTGCAGATTATGCTTCTGTTATTCTTCATAGCGCAAAGATTTATAACGATGCAATTGTTCTTATAGAAGTTAATGATATTGGTGAACAGGTATCTCATACCTTAATTAATGAATTTGCATATGAAAATATTTTATATACAGAAGCTGGTGGACGAAATGGTAAAAGAATTACAGGTGGTTTTGGTAAAAGTTCTACTCTTGATAAAGGAATTAAAACAACAAAAACAGTAAAAACTGTTGGTTGTCAATTATTAAAACTTCTCATAGAACAAAATCAATTAATACTTGTAGATCATGAAACTATTAATGAGTTGTCTACATTTGTTAGAAAAGCAACTAATTATGAAGCAGAAAATGGAAAACATGATGATTTGGTAAGTTGTTTATTTCTTTTTGCATGGATGTCAGATCAAACTTATTTTAAAGAACATAGTAATATTAATACATTAATGAATCTTCGTGAAAAAACAGAAGATGAAATAGAAAATGATATGTTAATATTCGGTTTTGTTATGGATGGACGCGATGATGATGTATCTCAAGGATGGCAAAAAGTAGAAAATCCTTCTTGGATTCGTCTTCCAGAATTAGAATATGATATACGTTATTAAAATTTTTTATAAAACAGCTATTTTAATAAATAATATAAAATCAATAATAAGAAGCTTATCTTCTATATTTTATATTTAACGGAAATCATTCGATTTCCTCTTAAAGGAATTTTAAATGACTGTTTTTTTATCACCAGGTATTAAATTTTCAGAAATAGATTTAACAACTGTTATTCCTCAAGTATCAATTTCTACTGGCGCATTTGCAGGAGTTTTTCGTTGGGGTCCAGTTGAAGAATTATTTCTTGTAGATTCTCAAAATACACTTGTTCAATATTTTGGTAAACCTACCAATTTTAATGCTGAGACATTCTTTACTGCTGCTAACTTTCTTTCATATGCTAATCAACTTTATGTTGTTCGTGCAGCAAATACTCAAGGTGCAACTCCATTTATTACAGCTACAGCTTCATCAGGAAATAATGCATTTCTTGCTAATACTGCTGCATTAGCACTCCTTAGTAATGGGATGTATATTACACAATCAGGTAATTCTCAAATATTACCAAATGTTGGTAATACTTTTGTTGTGACTGGAATAAATGCAACGGCATTTACTATTTCTAATCTTGCTTCTGCTAGCGGAACAATTGAGCTTTGGTTTGGAAATCCAGAAACAACGTATTCTGCTTTAGCAGTAACGCCTGATGCGTTTGTTGATGATTTAGTAAATCAAATAGTTAGAAATGAAAATGATTATTATGCTCGCAATACAGGATTGTATACAAATGGAACATATGTAAATGCAAAAGGAACATTTGATACAAATGTTCATTATGTTGCAAAATATCCAGGAGCAATAGGAAATTCTCTTAGAATTGCTGTATGTGATAATCCAAATTCTTTTAGTTCAAGTATTAATCTTGGAAGCACTGTTCTTAATTTTTCCATTGGAAGTAATTATGCCAATGCAGAATTTGCAGGAACATCTAATGCAGCAGCTATAAGTATAGCTAGCCAAATAACTATTGGCGATCAGATTCTTGCTGGTAATTCTTCTATTGGATTATTATATAATACCACAAATTCTGTTTCTGTCAACACATCTTATAATTCTAATACTCTTTTATCTATTTATTTTAATGATCCATATATCTTACATACAGCATACAGTACTGGAACGATAAATAGATATTGGGAATTTTTCAATAGTGTTTCTTCATCTCCAGGTCAATCTAACTGGGTTCTTTATAATGGAAATACTGCAGCATATGATGAATTAAGTGTTGTTGTAGTTGATGATAATGGCCTGTTTTCTGGTACTCCTGGAACAGTTCTTGAAGTATTTGAAAATCTTTCAAGAGCAACTGATGCAAAAAATGTTGATGGTTCTGATAATTATTATGCAAATATCATTAACCGTAATTCATCATATGTATGGTGGACAAATGATGTTAGTACTGCACCATCTGCAAATGCATCAAATATAATAACATCAACTTCTATTGCTCCAGCAGATTTCATAATGAAACTTGGTTCAGATGGATTTGATGAAAAAACGGTATCTCTTTCTACACTTGGTACTGCATATAATTATTTTGTTTCACCAGAAGATATTAGTATTGGTTTAATTATGCAAGGATATCCGGCAGGTGGTCTAGGGGAATCTTGGCAACTTGCTAACTGGATTATTCAAAATATTTGTGAAGTAAGACGTGACTGTGTATTAACAATGAGTCCAGATTTATCATTATTCCTTAATCAATATGGTAATGAAGCTAGCAATTTAGTTAATTGGAGAAACTCAGTTGTTTCTTCCAATTATGCAATAATAGATTCTGGCTATAAGTATATGTATGATCAATATAATGATTTATACAGATGGATACCATTGAATGGTGATATTGCAGGACTTTGTGCAAGAACTGATCAAACTAATAATCCATGGTGGTCTCCTGCTGGATTAAATCGTGGTGTTATTAATAATCTTGTAAAACTTGCATATAATCCAAAAGAAGTAGATCGGAATGTATTATATCCTGCAGGAATTAATCCTGTCATTACACTTCCTGGTGTTGGTACTATTTTATATGGTGATAAAACAATGCAGGCTTATGCTTCTGCATTTGATAGAATAAATGTTAGACGTTTATTTATTGTTCTGGAAAAAGCAATTTCTCTTGCAGCAAAGCATTTCTTATTCGAATTTAATGATCAATATACTCAGAATCAATTTTTAAATATGGTTAATCCATATTTAAGAAACATTAAAGGTCTACGAGGTATTACTGACTTTTTAGTTGTATGTGACTCCACTAATAATACGGCAGAAGTTATTGATAATAATGAATTTGTTGCAGATATTTACATAAAACCAGCAAGAAGTATTAATTATATTCAGCTTAATTTTATAGCAGTGCCAACAGGAACGGCCTTTTCAGAGGTTGTAGGAAATTATTGATAATAAAATCAATGAGTTAGTGGTTTGTATGCGTCATATAAAGGTGTAATACAGACGACCCATTTTAAGACGATACATTAAATTAAATTTTGTAAATATATAAAATCACGGACTATTTTCTCCTAAATAATAATATGTAAAATTTATTTAGGAGAATTTTAATGAAAGAAAAATATGGTTTTGTTTATCGTTGGTATGACAAAAAACATGATAGATTTTATATAGGGTGTCATTGGGGCTTTGAAGATGATGGATACATTTGTTCTTCTTCATGGATGAGAAAAGCATATAGAAGAAGGTTTAATGATTTTAATAGAGAAATATTGGTTTCTAATATCAATGATAGACAAGAAACATTTTTAGAAGAATATAAGTTTTTATATTTAATTCCAAATGAAGAATTAGGAAAAAAATATTACAATTTAACTAAATGTTTTAAAGGTTGTGGAATAGTTGATGAAGAAAAATTTAAAACATCTAAAGATAAATTTTGGTGGACTGATGGAATAAATAATATTCGTTCCAATGAATCACCCGGAAAAGAATGGTTTAAAGGAAGAACATTTGATTGGAATTGTAGGACTGGTAGAACTCATTCAGATAAGAGTAAACAAATAATGTCTGAAAGAAAAAAAGGTAAAACTGGTCAAAAACGAACAGAAGAAGTTAAGATAAAATTATCTGAAATTGCTAAGAAATCTCAAAAAGGTATTAGATGGTGGAATAATGGTGAAATTACAGTTCGTTCAAAAGGGTGTCCTGGAGAAAATTGGAAATTAGGTCGTATCATTTCTTGGAAATTAACAAGAGGATATAAAAAAATAAACACTAAATAAATAATAATAAATAAAAAATCTAAATTAAGGAAAAATAAATGAGTTTCGATTTAAATACCTTCCTCCATGCCGGTGTGCCATATGGTGGTGCAAGACCTTCTTTATTTGTGATTGAGTTTAATTATCCTAATGGAATTCTTGCTAATGCTCCAACGACAACATCTGCTACGACAAGTACAGGTAATGCTAAATCTCGTTTAACTTGTAAAGCTGGTTCTCTTCCTGAATCTTCTGTCTCTGTTATTGAAGTAGGATATTTCGGAAGAAGAATTAAAATTGCTGGTGAAAGAACATTCCAAGATTGGTTAGTAACCATAATTAACGATGAAGATTTCGTTATGAGAGCTATGTTAGAATCTTGGTCTAATGCAATTAATAGATTAGAGGCAAATGTTAGAGATCTTGCTTTTGACAATGAAGGTTATAAAGCTGATTTAGTTGTCCGTCAGTTTGCTAAAGATGGAACAGAAATTAGAAATTATACAATTGTGGGAGCATGGCCATCTCTTGTATCTGCTATTGGTTTAGATTGGGATCAAGGAAATGCCATTGAATATTTTACTGTTACATGGGCATATGATTATTGGCTACCTTCATTAGAACTTGCTACTAATGGTGCTCTTGTTTATGGAACAGATGCAACTGATACGAATGGTGCTCCAAATAATTGATTTAGATACTTATATACGTTTATTATTATGAATAATATTTTATAATGTATAGGAAAATAATATAGCATATACATATCTTATTGGCTGGTCCAACTTAAATAAATGGTATTATGGAGTTCGTTTTGCCCAATATTGTAATCCATCTGATTTATGGGTTAAATATTTTACGTCATCTAAATATGTTAAACAATTTAGAGAACAAAATGGAGAACCTGACATTATTGAAATAAGACGAACTTTTGAAGATTCTTATAAAGCTAGATTATGGGAGGAAAAAGTTCTTATAAGAATGAAAGTAATTTATAATGATAAATGGTTAAATATATCAGATAATAAATGTTATATTATAGGAATCAGTGGTCCCGAACATTATCTTTATGGAAAATCTCTTTCAGAAAAACATAAAGAAAAATTAAAATATGAAAGAACCAAAGAAACTAAACAAAAAATGAGAGAATCAAGAAAAAAACTATTTGAATCTGGATATAAAAATCCTAATCCGGCATTACGTGATGATGTTAAAGAAAAATTTAAGATAATAATGACAGAAAAATATTCTCAAAGCGGAAAACAAAATCGTAATTGGAAAGGACGAATAGAAACTCCTTTTGGTATTTTTGACACTCAGAAAGAAGCAGCTAAGCTTGAAGGAGTTTCTGCTGGCACTATAAGTTTAAGAATTAATGATAATGAAAATATAAATTATAGGAGAATTATTTAATGCCTTCTGTGAGTTTATTCGGTTGGGAATTTAAACGAAAAGATCCAAACAAAGAACAGTTACCATCATTTACTCCACAAGAGACTAATGATGGTGCTGTTCTTATTTCTGCTGGTTCTGGCTACGGGACATATGTGGATCTTGATGGAACAGTTCGTACAGAAGCAGAATTAGTTACAAAATATAGAGAAATGTCTCTTCATCCAGAATGTGATGCAGCAATCGATGAAATTGTTAATGAATCAATTGCAATCGAAGATAAAAAAATAGTTTCTATTAATCTTGAAAATGTGAAGATTATTTCAGATAAATTAGAATCTGCAATCAAAGAAGAATTTCAGAATTGTCTTAAATTATTAGATTTTTCCTCTCATGCCTATGATATCTACAGACGTTGGTATATTGATGGCCGTTTATATTTTCATGTTTTAATAGATAAAAACAGTCCACAAGAAGGCATAAAAGAATTACGTTATGTCGATCCCAGAAAAATTAGAAAAATTAGAGAAATATCAAAAAGAAGAACAGATTCTAATCATCCCGGAGATGCTGTTGTTTCCCAAACAGTAAATGAATATTATATTTTTAATGATAAAGGTTTTAATTATGGAAATAAAGTAGTAGGACCATCTACTACTGGACTAAAGATAGCAAAAGATACTATTCTACATGTTGTGTCTGGATTAACAGACAATCAAGGTACAATGGTTCTTTCATATCTACATAAATGTTTACCAAAAAATACTAGAATACGAACTCCTGATGGCTGGAAATATTTAGAGCATATTGAAAAAGGAGATGAAGTTTATTCTTACAATGTTGAAGACAATTCATTTGAAAAATCTAATGTTATTGATAAGTGGGCTAGTGGTATTAAACCAATTATATCTATAAGAACAAGACATACAAAATTTGATTGTAGTTATGAACATAAAGTTTTAGTAAAAAATAATAAAACTAATAAAATTGAATATATCGAAGCACAAAACTTATTTCCAAAAGTTCATCAGGTTAAACTTGCTCATAATTATGATAAGCAATTTGGTAAAGAAATAGAATTTCCAATATCAAAAAGAAATGTTGTTTGTAAAATTAAAAATCCTGAAGTTTGGGTTAAATCTAATATTTTACATAAGAAAAAAATTATTAGAGATATTGCTAATGAATTAGATATTAAATTCAGTAAAGTTTATTCGTTCATTTATGGTTATGGTGTTTTAAGTGAAACATCTGCACAAAATATTATTAATAGACTTCCAATGAAATTAGATTTAAACAAAAAATTAGAAGGGATGTGTTCTAATAAATTAAACATTCCTCAATATATAGATGAAAGATTTGCTCGTTTATTTGGTTTTCTTTTGGGTGACGGATGTGTAAATAAATATACAGTAAGTTTTGCTGAAGGCATAGATAAAAGTCAAAATATTTTTTACTGTAATTTAATGAGAGACTTTTTTGGAAATTGTGAAAGAATTAATTCAACTGGTAGAAAATATTCTAGTTGGTATACCAGCAATACATTAGCGGCAGAGTTATTAAAAAATTTAGATTTTATTACTGGAGCAAAAAATAAACGTATTCCTTCTTGGGTTTTTAGAGCGGAGACCTTTATACAATATGCATTTATGCAGGGTTTTATGGATGCAGATGGTTGTTATGATGATACTGATATGGATGAAGAAAAAACATTGTCCTGTAGAATTAATTTATCCAATGAAGAATTAATTTATGATATTAAAGAACTTTGGACATTATTAGGCTATTCTTCTGGAAAAGTCACTAAACATAAAATAAATTCTTTTGGAAAGTCATTCATTGGATATAATATTTACCTTTCTAAAAGATTATTACCAGAATGGGAAAATATTATTAAAATTTCTGGAAAAGAAGATGAAGAAGTATTTGATATTACTGTAGATCATCCTTCTCATAACTTTATTGCAAATCATATGGTATGTTCTAATAGTATTAAATGTCTTAATCAGCTTCGAACATTAGAAGATGCACTTGTCATTTATAGATTGTCAAGAGCACCAGAAAGACGAATTTGGTATATTGATGTAGGAAATCTTCCAAAAATTAAAGCAGAACAATATCTCAGAGAAATTATGGTTCGTCATAGAAATCGTCTTATTTATGATGCTCAGTCCGGTGAAGTAAAAGACGATAGAAAATTCATGACTATGATGGAAGATTATTGGCTTCCAAGACGTGAAGGAGGAAAAGGTACAGAGGTTATTACTCTTCCTGGTGGTCAAACTCTTGGTCAAATGGATGATGTTCTTTATTTTCAAAAGAAATTCCTTAATGCTCTCAATGTTCCTATTTCAAGACTTAATTCTGATGCGTTAGATATGGGCGGAACTGCGACTGGAATTACACGAGATGAATTAAAATTTCAAAAATTTGTTATAAGACTTCGTATTAAATTTACATGTTTGTTTACAGAACTCCTTAAAAAACAACTTGTTCTTAAAGGTATTATGTCAATTGATGAATGGGAACAGATTTCTGCTGACATTAAATTTGATTACGCTAAAGATAATTATTTTGATGAACTTAAAAAAGCAGAAATTGCACAGAATAGAATTAATCTTGCATCAGCATTTCAACCAATGGCTGATAAATATTATCCTCATAAATGGATACGAAAAGAAGTATTACAACAAACTGATGATGAAATAAAGGAATTTGATAGAGAAATTCAAAAAGAAATTTCATCAAATGATCCGAGATGGATTAATCCAGAAATTCTTCAAAATGAATCAATGGGAGATCAATTATTTAATCAGAAGTTAGGAGATATGCAGGCTCATGCTATGGGTCAGATTCCAGGACAAGTTGATGGACAAAGTAATGAAGTAAATAAAGCAGGTGAAGAAACTCAAGGAAAATCAAGTGGTTCTCAGCCTACGAATGCACAACAACCTCAACAACCACAACAAGGTCAAGGTCAGCCACAACATCCAAATTTAGAAGAACCTCTTAAACAAGCTATTGAATTTATTAAATCAATGAAAGAAAAGGGGAAAGCTAATCGTAGTATGCAAGATGAATCAAAATATAAACAAGCGATTCAGTTAGTATCACAAACTAAGAGAAATTCAGAATAATCTATTTTTCTTACATTTATAATTATTATAAATATAATTGATAATAAACTCTAAGGAACATTTATATGGAACATAATATTGAAGATTTAATGTCATCTGCTGTTGCACAAAGACCAATGGATTTTGAAAATGCATTTAAGACTATCATGATTGATAGAATTACTGATGCTATTGATGAACGAAAAATAGAACTTGCTAAAACAATATTTAATAATTCTAAAGATTCTATAGATACGAAAGAAACAGATTAATGGCTCAAGAAATATCAGATTTTGTGAAAACACATAAAGCAAAACAATTTCTTAAGGATGTTAAAGCACCGACAAAAGAAAAAAAGTCAGGTGATGTTGGTGGTTTAAAGTTAGGAACTCGTGATCCTGAATCTGATAAACTTGCAGCAAAACACACAAGAGAAATTCATGGTTCTCGTGAAGGAAATAAAGATCCAAAAGATGGTGTAAAAGATTCGTTAGATGATCCTAAAAATAAAAGATTAAAAGGTCATGGAAGAAATGAAATGGGCGATCCTATGTATGAACAAGAAAATCAATCAAAAGAAGAGTTGATTGAAAAACATTGGATAGCAAATGCAATAAAACATTCAGGAGCCCTTACAAAAAAAGCAGAAAAAGCAAAGGAGTCTCCAATGGAATTTGCTCATGAACACGAACATGGCTCAAGTAAAACTGGAAAGCAATCACGTTTAGCAGTAACTCTCAAAAAAATGCATGAAGGTAATGCTTGTGGTGAAAGTGGAGCAGATAAAGATGATTCAACAGTTAAAAAAGGAAAAAAACTATTGCTTGGTGATAAATTAAAAGAAGATACATTAGCAAATCAAATAGCGGTATCTTATCTTGATAAGCGTCTTAATGAAAGAAGTATTGTTTCAGGCGAACATGATGTTGGATGTAATCCACCAGATTATACTGTTGGAATGGAAACTGGTAAGAAACCAGATGCAGAATTACAAACAGATTCTAAGCCTATAACTGGTAAAAATGAAAAATCAAAGAAACAAAATTATAAATATGGTGAAGTAAAGAAATGAACATCATTGATATAGCTGTTAATCATTTAAATGAAAAAGGAAAAGATGCTTGTATCTTTAAGAATTTAAAAGAACTTTCAACAGACACTTTACAAAATTATAAAGATAATAGTGTAGAAAGTATGAAAAGTGATTCAAAAAATGCTGGAAAAAGAACTAAAGGATATACATTAGCATTAAGAAAACAATTAGGACCAGATTATTATAAACAGAAAAAAACACTAAGCGGTGGTAAACCAAATTGGAGAACGAAGCCAAAAGTATTTGCTTCAGATTCTCCTGGAAATGTAAAAGAAGAAGTTATAAACGAAACTCTTTCTGCCTCTGCTTCTTCTTCTGATTATATTGATGATTTTGTTCATTCTGATGATCCAAGATTTAACGGTGATTCTAAACAAAAAAGAATTCGTAGAGCATTAGGTGCATATTATGGAAAAAAACATTCAGTCAAAGAACAGAATGCAGTTGAACCTCTTATTGGTGAAGATGGAAAAAAAAAATTAAAGAAACACGAAAACAGAAGAACTGAAGATGGTGGCCGTTCTCAAACGGGTGTTGTTCCAAATAGATTTCAGAATATTGGACGAGATACGGCACAATCTATATAGAATATAAAGAAAGAATAAAATATGACAATTATTTATAAACCAATTGGTGCAGAAATTAATATAGCAACTGCTAATAGCATTACAACCGCAACTAATGTTGGTCAAGGATGTTTAGTAAGAATTATTAATACAAGTGGTGCTGCCAATGTAGTTCATTTTCAATATTCTAATGGAACAGATTATTCAACTATGACTCTTGCCAATATGGAAAATATTATTGTTTGGAAAAATAATATAGATTTGTTAGCAAGTAATGGAACTATGATGGCTATTCAAATATCATATAAAGCGCTGTAATATTAAATGTTTAATTATACTTATAAAATTACTTCTACTTCTGGTAAATATTATGTTGGTAGACATTCTACTAATAATATAAATGATGGTTATATTGGTAGCGGTAAGTGGGTTAGGAACATTAAGGATAAATCAAAATTGTCGAAAAAAATATTAGAATATTTCGACAATTTTGAAGAGTTGAAAAAAGCAGAAGAAAAATTAATATTAGAAAATATTAATAAAGAAGGATGTATGAATTTTTTAAAATCATCTGATGGTTTTGATAGCGAATCTGCTAAATTACTTTCTTATAAGTTGATGGAAAATGGAACTCATAATTTTCAAAAAATAGAAAATAAAGAAAAAATTATTAAAATTAATTCAGATCGTTTATTAAAAAATCATCCATATAGTAATCCAATTATAAAAAAGAAAGCTTCTTATAGATTAAAAGAACAATTAAAAAATGGAACTCATAATTTTCAAAAAATAGAAGTGATAGAAAAATTATCGGAAAATCATATTTGTCCTTATTGTAAGAAAGAAGGTAAAGGTCCGGTTATGTTTAAACATCATTTTAATAATTGTAAGGAAAATAAAATATGCATTTAATTGCAGAACTTTCAGAAGATGTTCAATATATTACAGAATTAAGAGATAATGGTGAGAAAGAACATTATTTATCTG